GCAAGACTGATGACAGAACTTACAAACGAAGAATGGGTCTTTGTGATGAAGAACTATCTAGCCTTGCGTGATGCCTCAAATGTCTAACAAGCTATTACCGTTCCAAGCTCAAGCCATCTCCTGGCTCGCATCGCGACCTAAGGCCTTTGTGGCATTGGAGCAAGGTTTGGGCAAGACCATCATCAGCTCAGCCGAACTAATTGTGCCTGCGATTGTGGTCTGCCCGGCTTCGATGAAGTGGACTTGGTGGCAAGAACTCTCAACCTGGCGCCCCGAACTTCGAGTACAGGTTATCAAGAGTTCAAAGGATAAGATTTTTGAAGCCGACGTGCACATCATCAACTATGACATCCTTGACAAGGTCAAACTGCCTCAATGCGTGACACTCATAGGCGACGAAAGTCACTATGCAAAGAACTACAAAGCTAAGCGCACAAAGGCATTGGTTGCTCTAATCAAAGATGCGCCTAGAGTCCGTCTCTTGTCCGGCACACCAATTGTGAACAGGCCGATAGAAATCTGGGCCTTGTTGAAAGCGACCGCGGCCACAAAACTTGGCTACTTTGAGTTCGGTATGAAGTACTGCGCAGGATGGAAAACACCATGGGACACGTATGACTTCACAGGTTCATCAAAGCATGAAGAGTTGAATGCTATCCTTGAACCAGTGATGCTCCGCATGACCAAAGAACAAGTCATGCCTGAGTTGCCAGAGAAAACGTTTCGAGTTGTCGCACTAGACTTGCCAATAGATAAACGCGAAAAGGCTTTTGACCTAGACACGATCGAGAAGCCTGGTGGCAGCATACCGTTCGAAGCAATTTCTGACATCCTTCACATGAACGCTCAACGTAAGTTGCCCCTTGCGGTCGAGTACATTTTGAACGCGCTTGAAGCCTCAGACAAGATAGTTGTATTCGCTCACCATACAGACATCATCGACGGGCTTATGGACGCGTTGAAGGCCTTCAACCCTGTAAGAGTCACTGGCCGAGACAACACGGAATCACGCAGAGATTCGGTCAACACATTCCAGAATGATTCAGCGTGTAGAGTCTTCATTGGCAACATCAAAGCAGCCGGTGTAGGCCTAACTTTGACGGCTTCGAGCCATGTCATTTTTGTAGAGTCAAGCTGGTCGCCAGCAGACATTGAACAAGCAGTAGACCGTACACACAGAATTGGCCAGAAAAATGCTGTACTGGCAGAAATACTGACCCTTCATGGGTCGATAGACGAGCACATGCTTAATAAAGCATTGAGCAAAATTGAGGTCATCATCAAGATCATCAAGCCAACAAATTTAACCGAGTCCCCCTGTCCATTTGTCAACCTTAACCAACCCTTAAAGGAAATTACCATGAACCACAGTCTCATCGCACTCAAACTACGCGAACTAGCCAACCTCTTCGAGCTTGATGAAGTCAAGGCTACACCTAAAGAGGAAGTCAAGGCTACACCTAAAGAGGAAGTCAAGGCTGCTCCAACTACAGAGGAAGTCAAGGCTGCTCCAACTACAACCTCTCTCAACGATGTACGCGAGATGTTGGCGCGCCTTATAGACGCTGGCAAGCGCACTCAAGCCATCGCCATTCTCAAGGCCAATGGCGCGGCTAAGGTTGGCGAGTTAAAGGAAACTTCTTATGCGGCTGTCGTTGCAGAATCTGAAGCTGAATTGACTGCTTAATTATGGCCCACGCTAAGCTATCACCTTCTGGCTCAGCACGCTGGATGACTTGTCCAGGCTCTGTGCATCTAACGGCGGACTTGCCTCAAGAAGCGTCAAGCAAATACGCCGCAAAAGGCACGGCTATTCACGAGCTTAGTGAGAAGGTTCTTAAAGCCGGCATGCAACCAAATGACCTCTTAGGAAAGCTTGTCCATGGTCATATTGTTGACCAAGACATGTGCGACATCTCACAAGTCTATGTCAACTGGATCAATGAGGCTGTAGGTGTCAAATTCCTTGAAAGCAAAGTGAGCCTTGAAGGCGTCATTCCGGATTGCTACGGAACAGTTGACTCAGTTATCATGCGGCCAAACCATTTGACAATTGTTGACTTAAAAACCGGCCATGTCGCTGTTGAGGCTAAGGATAACACTCAACTTTTATGTTACGCTCTTGGTGCGTACCTCAAATATGACTGGGCCTACGACTTTGAATCCATCACTATGGTCATCATCCAACCACCCTTAGAAGTGATCGACGCCTGGACCATTACAGTCCCTGAGTTGATGCAATTCAAGGGTGAACTCGAACGCGCCTATACAGCCATCCAATCAAGCCCAAACCTATTTGTGACATCAGACAAAGCTTGCAAATGGTGCAGAGCCAAATCATCGTGTCCAGCGCTGCGCAATATGGCAGACGAAGCCGCGGCATCAGACTTTGCCTCATTGAAAACAGACGACATGGCTTACTGGCTTGACCGTTTGGAATTGATTAGAGGCTTTGCCGATGCCGTTGAAAATAACGTCAAAGAGAAAATGCTTCAAGGCGCAAGCTTTGATGGTTGGAAAGTGGTGCAAGGCCGTAAGACTAGAGGGTGGAATGATGAAGCCGAAGCCGAAGCCTACTTCAAAAGTCAAGGCTACGATGACATCTACTCACCAATCAAATTACTTAGTGTGGCACAAATGGAAAAAGCCATGGTCAAAGAGTCAATTGACTATAGCGAACTGATCGACATCACAATCGGCAATCCAACCATTGCTAAGGAAAAAGACAAACGCAAGTCAGTCAATAAATTTGACCAGGCTTCATTGGATTTTGCAGAAGTGACAACTTTGTAGATCGGGCAGGTTACAAAGTAGTGTACAATGCTAATGACACATCGGAAAGACGATGATGGCCTATCGGTCAAACATTCAGGCAACTGAGTGTCAATGTTGAAAAAGGAAAACATCATGTTGAAACTTGTAACCCCGGAATTCCGTGGATCTTTTGTCCACCTCGTTGAGCCCCATGCCATCAAGGCCGCACCTGGTGAAAAGCAGAATGAACCTCGCTATTCCATCACCATCGTCATTGCTAAAACAGATCCATTTTGGAAGAAGGTCGATGCTCTTATTGAAGAGACGGCTAAAGCTAAATGGGGCAAAATTCCTCCGAAGATGAAGAGTCCTAAGAAGGACGGCGACGAAGGCGACGCTGATGGCAACGTGCGGCCTGAATTTGCAGGCAACTGGTCTGTCAATGCTACAAGCAAAAACAAACCAGGAGTCGTCGATGTAAATTTGAGCCCCATCATGGTAGGCGACGAAATCTACTCAGGCGCATGGTACAGAGCATCGATTCGTGCGTATGCTTGGGATCATCCCACAGGAGGTAAAGGAGTTTCCATCGCATTAGACAACGCGATGAAAACTAAGGACGATGAAGCCTTCAGTGGTCGCACTAATGCTGCATCTGACTTTGCAGACTTTGCTTCTAAAGATGAGTTGTTAGGCTAAGCCTGACAAGACAGTAGCATCAAGGCTATCAATCAGGTGCGAAGCCTGTCCATACAACCAACCAGGAATTATCATGGAATCTCACATTATGGGCCTTGTCAAGGCCATGCATCAAAAGTTTGACCTGTCAGATGCAATAACGCCAACGCACCTCTCTACAGAAGAGAAGACTTTCCGCATCACAGCCATGCAAGAAGAGCTCAATGAATATGAATCCGCAACCACCTTAGTCGATGAGTATGACGCTCTGCTAGATTTGATTGTCTTTGCTGTCGGCACCCTCGAGCGCCAAGGTTTTCCTTTTCGTGAAGGTTTTGAAATTGTTATGAAAGCCAACATGGCAAAAGAGTTAGGCTCGAACGGAGAAAAACGCGGTGGCTTCAAACGCGACCTTGTCAAGCCTGATGGTTGGGTCGGTCCTGAATTTGAATTAAGAATTTTGTTGGATACACTCAAATGCTAGAACTAGCACCATCATCAGACGGAGAAATCCAAGAGGGCTTTGCGCCTAAGTTCGACGCGAAAAAAATTCGAGTGGACTTACTGCCAATAGACCCAATGACTGACATCGCCGAAGTGTTCACCTTCGGTGCTCAAAAGTACTTTGCCAACTCCTATCGCTCCGGTGAGACTGTTGCATGGAGTCGTACCTATGGTTCAATCTTGCGCCATCTATTTGCCTTCTGGCGTGGTGAAGACAAAGACCTTGAGAGCGGTCTCAGTCACCTGGCTCATGCAGGCACCCAACTCATGATTTTGATGGAACATTCAAAGCATAACAGAGACAAAGATGATCGCTATACGAGATCCAATCAAGGAGACGAAAATGTTCGTACGTGACATCAGAGCCGAATTCAGTGAATTATTCAGGAAGCAAGAATTTGCTGAAGATGGTAACCTCGAGATCATCAATGCTTCATTCATTGCCGACGAGCCTTCAATCTTTGGTGAAGTGAATGAAGACTATGCAAACCGCGAACTGCGATGGTACCTAAGCCAGTCATTATTCGTCTGTGATATTCCTGGAGATGTGCCTAAAATTTGGCAGCAGGTTGCTTCAAGAAATGGCAAAATCAATAGCAACTATGGTTGGGCAATTTTTAGTCCAGAAAATGGCTACCAATACAAGAAAGCCATTAAAAACTTACTAGACAGCCGGAACAGTCGCCAAGCTGTGATGATTTATATAAGGCCATCAATGCATGAAGATGCTTTTGATGATGGTATGAGAGACTTCATGTGCACCTATAGTGTGCAGCTTCTAATCCGCAAGAATCGGTTGCACTACATAGTGAATATGAGAAGCAATGATGCGATTTTTGGATACCGCAATGATTTACATTGGCATCACTTTGTGCGTGACTCTGCTTTAGAAGCTTTGAATCCACGCTATCCAGGATTGATTGCAGGCAACATTCACTGGAATGCAGGCTCTTTGCATGTTTATCCACGTCACTTTGAGCTTGTCAAATGATTTTCAATCCATT